ACAATGAACAGCAAACATTTGCCCCAAGCGTCAGACGGATACAGTCATGCGATAGACTTTTTTTGTTACACAGACAGTGGGCGTCTGTCGTGGGAACTTCCTTTATATTTCAAAGCAATGGAGCATATAAGGAAAGCAGCATTAATAAATAAATTGCCATTAAGGTGGGGGTGTTGTTGGCATATCCCAGACATGACAGACAGTCGGTACGGCAATATAACTTGTGAGGCTCTTTACGGAAGCTATGTCGATCTCCGAAGGGAGCAAGGCAGAACTCCCTTCACAGACGCTCCACATGTAGAGGTGGGATCGTAACATGTGGATAGGGATTATGATTTTGTGTGGAAGTTTGCATGCTGAGAGTTGCACAATAATTACCACTCGTGAACTTTTTCCTGATATGCAAATGTGTTTTCAGTCTGCAAGAGAAAAAGCTAAAAAGGCTGTTACATTTCCAAATGTTTATAGAGCAAAACCTTTTTGCCAAGTCATACCTGGAACTCAAAAACCACCAAGCGAAGAGACTTAATGTTTGGATATATCAACAAGAGATTCTCTTTTAATATTAATCATCTTTATAGCCTACATATCAGAGCCAGAGGGGTATAGATTTGTGGTCACAAATACTCCTTTACTACTCAGCTACATCAAAGAGAGATTCCTCCCCTTCCCCTTCAACTGAACGCAAGGAAAACTCACCACCTATCGCACCATATCCACATATATCTACAAAGCTATCCATTTTGTTTGCGTGTATTAAACGTGCCGTCTTCATGGCAATCATACAAAGAACAACGTCTTTGACAGTCACTTCCTTTTCTAAAATGACAGACCACATACGAGCAATACGTAAGTGGTTATCATAGGCATCACCATAATCCTTATGCCTATCTCCATTAATTAACTTGTTCGCTTCTTGTAGTATTTTATCTCTTTGTTTCATGTACCTTTTTCCTTTGGCTTATATATCTCATAGTCTTGGCATGGGTGAAAAGCTTCTCTGTCATGCTTGTCACAATGCCAACCTCCGTCTTCTCTTGGGAAAGCAAACTTGCAAGTTGAGCAACGAACTGGAACTTTCATTCCTTCCCAACAGACAGCTTTCTTAAAACAAAAACGGCAGTTAAAGTTATCAGGGCTATCACTAATCTTTGTAGCTTCACCACTCATAACTCTCTCGACTTTACTTATCAGAAAATTATAGTGAATGTCGTCATACTCAATGATCTCAGCACCATATTCTGAAGTATTTTTATTGATGGCTATGAAAAGACTTTCTTTAAATCCAGACATACCCATCATCATTTGTAACTGACTGTAGTATTTAGGGTGTGCGTCTTTCACACCATTCTTTAAAAACTTTTTATGACTTGCATCATTCATGCTTTTGATTTCAAGAACACGAACAACACCATCGTCTGTCTCTACATGACCATCCATGTGGCAAGACACATGACCTCCATACAAGTCATAGCTATACTGCTGACCTGTCATTCCGTCCACCTCCCACACTCTTACGTCTGCGTTCTCTTTCAAATCCTTGACAACAATGTCTTCTAATAAATGACCCAGCGAAAAAATTCGCTGGGTCTTTGGGGCAATCTGTGGTTCGGGAAACCCTCGAAGGGAAAATGCAAGGGTTGCATCGCAGGGAGTTCCAACATTAGATGCCCCTATGTATTGCCGAGCTTCTTGTGGTTTTTTGTTTTTATATCCTACGTCAATAGCCTCAACAATATCATCTGCTGTAATTATTTTTTTCATGCTCATCCTCAAAAAAAATACCCCAAGGGGGGAGAAAAAATCCCTTGGGGCAAAGTTGCACTAGTTAAATTGTACAGTTATACTAGTGCTAAAAGGGTATCTCATCATCATCCATAGCCACTACGTTTGCAGAGGACTTCTCATACAACTTTACTTCAGGCCACTGTGATCCATCGTCCTTTTTCTTTCCAAGACCAACTTTAATCTTAACTTGCAGACCAGCGATCTTGTCCACACCACCTGGTTTGTTTGGGTCTTTGTGGTCAGACGCTTCAAGCATAGCTTTTAATTGGGCTTTCCCAATAGCTACTGCCTTCTCGTTCTTGTTGACTAAGTTGTACCTCTCCAAAATAGTAAGACCATCTTTGTCAGCGAAGGTACATTCGAGGTACTTACCCCCACCATTCATGGTGTCTTTCATTCTGGCTTCCTTAACCACAACATCGTGATCGCCCACATCAAGATACTTTTTAGGTGCTCCCTTGTCGGCTTCTACTGCTGATAAATCTAATGCTTCAAAATCGAAACTCATGCTACTTTCCTTTTCTCAAATTGCTCTTTTGTTTCTGACATTTTTGCCAGAAGTTCTGTGACGTCATCACATTCTTCGATTGCTTTAAGACGTCTTTGTGGATCACGGCTCTTGCCATGCCATCCATTAATCTCATCAGTACAAAACATTCGTCTGACTTTTGGATGACCACTATCCGTTTTCTCTGTCGTCCTTACTCCACAGAAAACATGGTCAAAAATAGCAGGGATTTGTTTTGATACTGCTTGTCCTTTGACATGAGGCCAATACTGAGTGACACCATTTGCGTCTGCTTCTTCCTTTGCAAGACAAGTAACAAACACATGACATGGTAAATCCCTAATCTTTTTAAGGACACCAATCATTTGCGTGGCGTACTCACCCCAAATCTTGAAACCATTCTTGTCACCTTCAAACTTTGTTTCTAGGCTTTCAAGAAGTCTGTCTGACATTTCTGTCAAACTATCAATGGCTATCCATTTATATCCCTGAGACTTTAAAAACTCTGGATGCGTCAGCCACTTAAAGATTTGCATAAAGGAGTATGTACCCTTCTCTTCATTGCTTTCTCCATCCCAACTAAGGAACGGAATGTAGTCAATGTCAGTATCTTCAATAGATTTAAGTCCAGCTTCACCAGAAATGATTAAGCCTTTCCCATACCTTTTTTGATAAAATCTGCATTGATAGGTTTTGCCCCACCCATGATGTGCATATAATAACACCTTGGTTGGACCATCTGACATGAGGTCAGATGTTTTACTTGGTCTAAATTTCATTAACAATACCTTTCTTTTTTGCGAGTTCCTAAAATAAACTCTTGCTAACCATTTGGTTGTATAGTAGTACGGACAGTACGTCAATAGGTTTATTGTTGGTTTAGTAAAAAAAAGGAATTTAAATGAAACAGCTAAACATTAAGAGACTTATAAGAGATATGGGTGGTGCTAGAAAAGTAGCAGAAATTTGTGGGGTGCAAAGAACTGCACCTTATGGTTGGATTCGCCAAAGGCATATTCGTTCAACCTTCCTTGAAAAGCTGAAGAGTGCTGACCCTGATCTCAATTTTAATACATACTTTGAGGAGAAAGCACATGAACAACGCAAACTTGGGAGCAGCACTTGAATATTCAGAGATGGGATGGTCTGTTATCCCATGTCGTCCAGAAACAAAACGTCCCAGAATAAAATGGAAAGAGTTCCAAGACAAGTTACCAACGGAGGAACAGGTTACTGAATGGTGGACAAAACATCCAGAAGACCCTATCGCACTGATTACTGGTGCAATATCTGGAGTGGTTGTCGTAGATTGTGACAATGAAGAAGCACTTCACTCTGCTTTTGACGCAGGGATGAAGTCTCCCTTTAGAGCAAAGACAAAGAGAGGTCATCATCTATACTTTCGTCACCCAGAAGACGGCATCAGACGTGGACCGAAAGCTGGTGTCAACAGCAGAGGAGCAGACTGGCCTCGTATCAATGGGTTAGATTTTAGGGGGGATGGGTCTTATGCTTTAGTCCCTCCTTCTACTAATTATAAGTGGGATATTCCAAGAGGCTTTGACTTAGACCCAGACGAGATGCCAATTTGGAAAGACTGGAAACCGACACTTAAAGAAAAGACTGAGGGTGATTTCAGCTTTAATGAGCTTGATTTGTCTGATGTCGTTGCCATGAACCCAGTAGAATTTATTTCTGAATGGGATCGTACTGCTAAGTACGTCCGAGAAACTTATCCTTCAACCATGAAAATACCTACTGGTGTTGGTAATGGTAGGAATGAGAGAGTGATGAAGTATATCTCTGAGCAAATCTTAGAGGGGAACTTTGGTGCAGAACTTAGAGTTCGTGGTTATGCTTTTATGACCGAATTTTTTGAAGAACAACTCCCCGAGGCTGAGTTTGAAGCTACAGTTAGGAGCATGGAAGAAAGTGAAAGACGTAATCATCCAGATAGATTTGATGAGAAGGGTGAGTATATTCACAGAAAGAAGATCGAGGAAGCAAAAGACGAACTTAATGGTAACGGCAGACAGAGAAGACTTATCCTTATGGAAGATGCTCAAGCATTGGCTGATAAGTCAGAAGCTCGTCAATTTCTTATAGAACCTTGGCTTACCCCTGCTTCAATCGTGCAAGTGTATGGGTATAGTGGACATGGTAAATCTTTATTTATCCAAAACGCTATGGCTTCATTGGCATCTGGTCGTAAATACTTTGGTTGTTTTGAGATAACAAAACCTTCAAAGGTTTTGTATCTCGACTTCGAGATGGGTATGTCTACCATAGCCAGACGATTACTTGAGATGAAGCAAGTACATGGGGATACTCAAGATCGCTTACAAATCTGGACACCCTTTGTTGATAACCATGAGATGAACCTTCGTACTAAAGAAGGGCTCATAGAATTGCAAGGTTGGGTAGATCACATTAAGCCAGACGTTGTGGTTATTGATACCATAAGAACAGCGTATCCAGGTCTAATGGAAAATTCGGCAGACGAATGGGCGAAGGTCAATCAGCTTGCAGTACGTCTGCGTAACTCTGGCTATGCTGTTATCCTTGTTCACCACAGCAACAAGCCAAGTGAGTCTGGGGTTGGAAGAGAAGCTGGATCAACAAACCAGTTAACTGTTTTGGAAACCCAAATACGAGTGACTCAAGTTTACCAAGACGAAGAAACGGCAAAACAAAATGCTGCAATCTTTGATGGATCATACGACAGACCTGTCTGGCCTATGTTATCTACGAAACTACTACCAGATTTTCAGCTATATATGGTTATGGAGATTAGGTATGGGAAAGTTAGGGAGTGGACAGATAGCCATGACAGAGTTCAGTGGATTGGTTTAGCGTCAAACAATAAGACAGATGAAAGATGTATTGTTTCTTCAGCAAGCACCAAACAGAAAGCTAAAGACATGGCACTTGATGGAAAAGATGTAGAAGAAATCAGTCGTGCTTTGTCGAAACCTCTTCGTGTAATAAAAGATTGGTTGGAAGTTTAGGCTTTCGCTTGTAAGACTTACCCCCTTTCTTTGGGGGTATGACTTGCTTGGGTCTGCGTGATCGAAGCATCGTCCGAGCAATCGGATTTATTCTCTTTGGTATCCTCATTTTGATTCACTCGAAAATATCCCTTCTTGTAAATCCCCACAACTTTAGCACCTGGAAAATAAACTCTTATATCATCTATGATCTTCGCTACATGTGGGTACTTCTTGCGATTTTCGTCAATCTTTTTCTGCTGACCAATCGTTTTAAAATTATAAACGCTTCGCTTGTCACTCATGTTCGCTTGTTTCTCTCGCTTAGTTTCAGCCCCCACAAGGGGCTGAATCACGCTCGCTCAAGTCGCTCTCAGCGTTTATACACATTGGCGACAAAAAAATCAACCCCCTTTTTAAAAAAAGTTTGTATTCCTAATTGACTAAGCATTGTAGATAGGTGTATATCTGTTTGTACGGAGGTAGATAGGAGCAGATTTGCCTAGACCGATTGAGATTGATGAGAAAGAACTAAACTGGCTGAAGGAGAACCACAGAAAAACAACATACGCTGTCATGGCAGATAAGATTGGAGTTTGCGTTGACACGCTAAAAAGAATGTTGGTTCGTGAAGGACTTCAGGAGTTCGATGGTGCTAAGTACCAGTTAAAAAGAGACACAGATATTAAGATGTGGAGCAGACCATGCCTTGATTGTCTTGACGAAACCCCTCGCCCTAAAATGTGGTTCTACTGCCGAGAGTGTAGAAAGAAGAGAGGGTATGAAGAAGAGTAATGGCTAAAAAAAATTCCTTGTTCAAGAGAAAAGAGAGAGACTTCTACCCTACTATTGATCCTCAATCAGCAATTTGCATTGCTGATTTTATTAAAGGAAAAAAATACTATGAGCCTTGCTGTGGAGATGGAAGTCTTATCAATATACTCGATGAGTATGCTGAATGTGTAGGTTCGTCTGATATAGAGAAAGATGCTAG